GGATCACGACCACTACGTATCGTCGATGCTTAGTGACTGATTAAACCTAAATAGGTCAGACATCATGCATTCAATTGCAAGTTATAAGTACTCGTACGGTTACACATCACTTTTTCTCACCCACACACAAGCAGTTCAAATTTCTAGAACTATTGAGCACTGGTGCAAACACCACGGTATTTATTGGACTGTGGAAAAGTTAAAGGCCTTAAAGACCTTATACTTGAAATCCTTAGCCCTGGATGGCGATGACCTAGCACCCCCAAAGGGATCTTTTAAGTGCGTGTGGAGACTATCCCCTGAAAAAGCCTTACAGTTATTGAACATCTATACGACTGTTAAGTTCGAGGCTCTTCATCACCGTCAGTTTAAGAAGTTTATAACGGCAGTGAAGGGTGATTATACTGGGGTTCCACTGAGTCAAGTTAAGATTGATATAGACTCGGGAGTGGTGGCGAAAGCCTTCCTACTCATGAACAAACCCTATGCATCACACAGTATAATCGACCATTTCAGATCACCCAACAAGAAAGCGCCGATCTCGGTGACTTCTAAGAAGTCATCTTTCTCAGAACGTATGACCACGCAGTGGGAGACATCTGTCTCTATAACTGACACGTGGAAGTTCCGTCCCGATACCGACACCAACTATTTTACATATAGTGTCATTCCTCACCTCGCGGACGTATATGGTTGTACAACCCAGTTTGTCCATGAAAGACTTATGGATTGGCGAGCTGAGAGTGGATTTAACCACACAAAACCAGTGGTAGACCCCGTTACAAAAAGGGTCGTAAGAAAACCACCGGTGGTTGGAACCGTACATTTGATACAAGAGAGAGGTGCAAAACTCCGTCACATTGCAAATCCCTTCCGAACTTGGCAAGCCGTTTTAGGGCCATTCGGTGACTTCATTGGTCAAATAAACAAGCTTAACGCTTGGGACTGTACGTTTGATCAGGAGGGAGGTGTGAGATTCATAGAGGATTCCCTTAACAAGGGTCGTACAGTGTACTCTATAGATCTAAGTAGCGCGACAGATAGATTCCCTTTAGAAGTCCAAGTGGACGTCGTGAGGACGCTATTAACGAAGCTCCGCAAAATGCAAAGGCTCCAAGGTTCAATGGCATACCGAGCAGATGGCAAAGCCAAAAACATGCTCACAGGTAAGCCCCTAACACCGGAAGATGCTAGAGTACAAGCGGGCGTAGTGAACGCCAATCTAGATAAAATGGAAGATCTTCTGAATATCTTCGCGAGCCTATCAAGAGGTCGATGGGTTGTTCAACAACCTGAGACCCCTGGTATGGTTACCTCTTGGTCCGTGG